ATATACCGTTGAATGGCTTAATCCCAACAATACCGTAATCTATAGCAACCTTTATAGTGTATTGACTTTGTAGTCTTTCATATAGAGTTTTCATTAATACCCTAAATCCCTCTAAATCTTGTTCTCTCTTATAATGATTACACCTTCGGCAACTTGGCATAAGATTTTCAGAAGAGTTTAATTTTAAACCGAATATCTTTTCTGGGTTTCTATACGCTTCTATTGCATATTTGGATATCATGTGGTCGATTTGCATATCTTTATATTCCAATTCTTTTCCACAATAGGCACAATGTTTGTTATATTTAAACCATACCTTTTGCCGTAATTCTTCTCTTTTATTTATCTTGCTTCGCCTCCTCTATAATATCTATAATTGATTTATAAATTTTTCTACCTATATTCCCCGATAATTTATCTATTGGATAACCCATTTCTTTTTTAAGTAATTCATTTATTTTATTAAAATCTTCTTTAGGAATTGGTGTAAAAATATCTTCAGGATATGGATTTTGAGATAATTTTTCTTTTAATTCCTCCCATATCTGCCGATACTTCTCACCTTGTATTACTTTTTCATCTACTAACAATTCACCGAAGATTTCACGTTTTTTAAGGGTGTCTAATTCTTTTAGCAGGGTGATAATCTTCTTTACCCAATGGTTATATTTACTTTGATATTCTGGCATATCATCTTCTTCCCCGATACAAAAATATAGTGTATTTTCTAAAAACATAATCGCCTCTTTGATTTCTTTAGCTTCCATCGCTTTTCACCTCCTCCTCTTTCCTCCATCGTTCATTTCTTTCAAGACAATCCCAGACAAAATAAACCCAATTACCTTGGTATTTCTCTTCGATGGTTTTCTCAAAATCAGGTTTCTTTTTCAGCCACTCTCTCAAACTTACTAGTGTAGAATTAACCAAGTCCTCTCCGAATCTTCTATTCCAAGCTGCTCGTATGTCGTCTTCGATGTACCAAGCCCAGATCTCGAAATCAAATTCGACTTCGTTGTATTCATTCAAACTTCATTCCCCCATAAATCCCAATCTTTATTCCATTATCCATGATGGCTTCCAATCCTTTAATAAATCTTTTAACCTAATTAGTTCTTTTTCTGTCCATTTTTCAAAGTTTGCATTATATCCCAATTTTTCTTTAAACTTTGCATTATCCTCCAAACATAATCCCTTCCTTAATTCCTGAATTTTCTCGATTAATACATCTTTAGTTAGGGAAAAATCGTCATTTTTATCGACTTTCTCTAATGGTTCTCTTGGAGTAACGAATGGACTTGTTTCTTTTTCTTTTGCTTCTAATTCTCTCTTATCTCGTTCTCCTAATCCTTGATCTTTGCCATACCAATATTCCCAGTATCTAATACCTTGAGCTTTAGTTAATTTATCTGCCTTACCTATTTTTTTAACTTCTTCTTTGGTGATATATTGAGAATCAACTATACCCCCCATTTTTTTACCTTCTTCGTTGATGTAGCCATAAATTTGTTTCTTCTGTAATATGGTAGCCATCTTATCGTTGACTGGTTCTGCCAAATGAGGATTTTTTACTAAATCTTCTCCTGGCATAGTATCTTTGACAATTTCTTTAGCCTTGGCGATCCGTTCTTCTTTAGGTTCTAATCTTTCTTTATATTCTTTTGGTATATAAGGATTCTCTTTTACTTCTGTTGCTGTTCCACCGAACTCTTTGGTTATGGCTTCACTTGTTATCTTGCAATTATAGATGTAACCCACTATCCTATCGGCAAACTTATAGTATTCTTTTTCAAAATTTTCATCGTTGGGAAAAATATCTTTACCTACCATTTCAGTAACTGCCTTAATAGCACACTCTCTTACGATACATTTATTATTTTCAATTTCTCGAAAGGTCTTATCGTGCCAGTAATCATCTTTGGTATATTCCTTCGGGTTTCCTTCGGGTTTTTGAGTGGTTTCTTGGGTAGATTGCATAGGTTTCTCTTGTGAAACATCTTCATCCTTTTGAATTTCGTCTATGACTTTTCCATTGACGGATTTATCAGGTTGATTTTTCTTATTTGTAAATTCTTTTACTTTCCCGCTTACTTTAATACAAGCTCCTTTTATAATTTTATCCTCTTCGCTATCAAGATAAATCCAACAACCTTGCTCACCTGTAGAATCTGCAATTACTACCCATTGAGAAACACCATACTGACCAGTCATTGGAGCTTTTGCAAACTTAACATTGCCTTCAATCTCTACCACATCACCTTCTTTCGTTCTTGACATTTCATTTAATTTAATTTCCATTTATTTCACCTCCCTCTCTAATAAAATTTTATAATCTCTAACTATTTTCCTTAACCGTTCATTCTCATCCATTAATTCATCTCTCACTTCTTTTAAAGTTGTATTCTCATCTTCTAAATCTTCTATTTTATCTTCCAACTGTCCCATAATCTATTCCTCCTCGAATATAATTATTTTGCCTTTTAGGATGTGGATGTCGTACTTTTCTATAAATTCTTTTAAATCTTTAAAAGAGCCATAGGTATGGTTTTTATTTGTTTGTTTATCAACTCTTACCAAAGTATATATAGCTTCATCGTCTTTCCAGTCTTTTATTAACATCCCTACCCAACCATTATCGTTCCACCTGCAGAAGCACGGAAACTTTATCTTATCGAGGTTCTCGTCATTAACCCAGTTGCCCTTATCTATTGTCCCTTTGTAATATATTCTATTTTCTTTAAGATATAGAGGTTGTCTTTTGCCCCTAATACAAATCTCCCCTATATGTTCCTCTTTTTTCTTCTCCTTCTTCGCTTTCACTACTTCTACTTCCAAATATGGTCTATCCTGTAAATTCACTTCTTCACCTCCTTTCGTTTTTTCATTCTCAATCTTTCTTCTAACTCTTTAAAAGCTTTTGGGTTTTCCATAAGTTTTAATAATTCCATTTCCTCTAACATTTTATTTTTTGCAAGAGTATAATAGTAATACATCTTTGTTTCAATCCAATTATTAGTGTCCCTTAAAGCCTTTTCTCCCTTATTCATTATTCCTCCTTTCGTTTCTCTGCGAAACACTACCTTAATTGTTTTTGAAGATTATAAATCCCTAAACAATGCTTGAATACTTTCCAGCACAGACTTAATTTCTTCTCAGGAATTTCCTGAAATTCAAAACCTTCCATCTCAATTCTTCCTACTCTTAAAATTGCACAGTTTTTAACCTTATGCCCTGTTTCTCTTAATAACTGTCGGTAAGCACAGACTTGAATAAAATGTTCTGGGTAAAGTGCTTTACAGGTTTTGTAGTCAATTAAAGTAGGAATACCATCAAGTAAACAGTAATTGTCTATCGTTCCGCCATACTGGTACTTTTCGCTTACTAAAGGAACTTCTAATAAAAGTGGCTCAACGGTGTGATGGTTTTTCCAATTTATATATTTTTCATAACTCTTTAGTGCAATTTCAATTTGTACAGCAGTATAGTATGAAGTATCAGTATCTTTAAAACCAAGGTCTCCAAACATCATCTCATGAACCAAAGTTCCGATATCGGCTTTGTCATCTACATAATCTCTTACATTAATTCCCTGTAATCCTAAATTATTAGCCCAGGGAACTAATAACGGTTTGTTTATTACCCCAAGAATTGTAGTTGTGCCTGGTAATCTTTTTCCTTCTTTGTTAAAGTAACTTACATGAGCTTTTATTCTCTTGCCCGATTTCTCCATAATAAAACCCCCTTTTAAAGTACCCTACGTGGTACTACTTTCTTTAATGCTTCTTTTACCATGTCAATGCCCTTGAAATTTCTTTTCTTTTGAGCCTCTGTTAGTTCTTCTTTTTTAAATGGTTTTTGAACCACATAAGGCTCTTCTTTTTCTTCCTCTTCTAAAAACGGATTCTTTTCCACCTTTATATATCTCCTTTTCTTAATCTCCAATGTAAAATCGTATGTCCGCTATTTGTCATTAATTTTAGATTTTCTATTCTATTATCATCTTTTATACAATTCTTATGATGAACAACTTCTTTGGGATTCAATTTCCTTCCTAAATATCTTTCCATTTCTAATCTATGTTCTTTAATGTATTTTCCATCAGATTGTAAAACTTTAATAAATCCTCTTTCTTCTTTTGTTTTTCCACCTTTCCAGTTATGGGGGATATTCCTTCGTGGAATATTAAGTTTTACCATCCAATACCATATTGTTGTATTGTCTACATCACAAATTTTGGCAATTTCAACTATTGTCATGACTTCATTCCAATATTTATTGAACAACCATTTTCTATTTCTATACTGTTTATTAATAAAAATACCCCCTTTTTTTTGCTTTATTTAATTTTTGTAAAGAAAGTTATACTTTATACCAAACTTCTGAAATTTGCATGTCCGACCCCCTAAAAAATCAATTCTGGAGCGATTGGGGGCATTTTTCACACCTTAACGTATCTTTTCTCCCTGCAAATAATCCTCTTACATGATTCACAATATTTTTGTCTGGGATTACCTACGAAAGACTTACCACATCTTTGACAATCTAACTTAATTTTGCCGATAATAGGGCTTTCACTTTCAATAATGTTTTCCTTATCTTCTTGTGATAATTCATATCCTATTTTTTTCGCCTTTATATCGGCTTTATAGAGTTCTTCTAATTGAGGATTCATTGGTAATACTGCTCTCTCAAAATATCCACATCTTTTATCCTTGGATAAAGAACATTGACAATCTTCTTCATACTCTCTGTCACAATAATCCTTAATATCATTGAGCAAAGCACTATAACAAGCACATTCATTAACTATTAAACGTTTAATTTGTAGTTCAATCTTCATTTTAATCCCCCTTATTCAACTTTGTTTAATATGTCTTGTTGGTCTTTATAAAGCGGTCGTTCAAATATATAACTAAATCCTTTCCAGTTGAGCCACTCTGCCACTCTCGTTCCCTCATGAGCCAAATGTCCGCCTTCAATAAAACTATACCCTGTGCCAGTTTGAGTAATTAGTCCTCCGTGGAATAGTGCAATCAAGAAACCATTCTGGTCAAAAATACCTGAACCTGAACTACCTGGTGCTGATGGGATGTCAATTTTTACTTGATCCATCCAGCCAAGACCATCCGTACCAATGCCTAAATCTAAATGGGTCTGATTGATATGTCCCTGGTCTGTACTAAATGGTAATGCTAATGGGGCATGTCTGATCCAGACCTTCTCACCTACTTCACATTCAGTCTGTCGGAATGTAGCATAAGGTTGAAATGCCACGTTTTTGATTTGTAAAATACCTACATCAAGTCCTTTATCGTATCCCACACAAACTGCTTCAATGTCATAATTTTGGTCTGCACTAATTTTGATACTTGCCTTATTCACGGTAGCTATCCAGAAAGTAGGTTCTCCCATTTTATCTACAAGATAAGAATATTTTTGAGATATTGGTCTTGCACCTGCTTTAATCTCTGCTTTAGGTGGGTCAATACTCGTTTTGATATCTTTCTCCTCATAAACGTTAATAGGTTCTGTTTTGCTTCCCAGATTTAATTTATCTACGAGAGGTTGTACAACATGATAGTTTGTCATTACTAAAGTTTCTGCGTAGATAACTTTATCCTGGGATTGTAATGCTTCTGGTAATATACTGGAATAGATTATAGTTCCCGTTCCATAAATAGCAGTCTCCACAATTTTATCTTTTTCATCTTTGTCGTCCCCAATCCATTCACCATACTTCACTAAATAACCTTGTTTATACCAGACTTTTTCATCCTCATTTAATTTCTTGAACTCCTCATCGGTTAACTTCACTCCTTCTTCAAATTTGTAAAAGGATAGTTGTCTATAAACTTGCTGTACGGGTATTCTGACCTGAACTCCCACCCTTTCAACGAAATCAATCACATCTTTTTCATTAATCGGTGGAGAAGCCCATTCTGCTAAAACAGGTAATGCTAAAAAGGCTACAATAAATATCGCTAGTAAAATCTTCTTCATTTTTTTTCACCTCCTCCTTGTAATATATTTTAGAAAGAAAGCTAACCCAATTACAAAAACTATAATAATGGGAAACTTAATTAAAAAAGCGATGTTATTCATTGGTTCTCCTTAAATAAAACAACACATATCAAGGAATATATTGCTAAATCTTTTAAGGTATCTTCTATGCTCTCATTTTTTACTTTGTATTCTTCTTTTTTAGCGAAGCTACATAGCCTTGAAAATTTATCACTCATTCTGACAAGACAACCTTTCCAGGCAGGTATTCCCATCATTTCGCTTAATTTCAAATTCCTGAATGGATCACCTTCTCCTGAATAGTCATGATTTTTATTGGAATGTATTTCTTTCAACTCGTCTAATAATTTATAAAAGTCAGGATGTCCGTAATATTTTTTGTCTACCTTTAATCCTCTATATTCTTTCTCTGTCATACTTGTCTCCTTTGAAAATAATCATCTTGCATTACTATGTCGTAAGCCTTTAACCAACCAGGAAATCCACCTAAATTGAGATCATCGATATAATAATCACCATACACTTTCCTGGTATTCCACCATTGTATTTCCTCTACATTTTCATTGATTTGTTCAAAATACTGCAATATATCATGTTTTTTTAAAACTGATTTCACAAAATCCAAACTATCTTCGTTTCGTGTAGTCCAGACTATTAATCGGCAACCATTGTAAAATAAATTTTCTATAATCTTCTTACAATCAGGCATTAGTTGTGTGCCTTTATCATCGTATCTTTTAGCCTTTCTTATTGTTCCATCGAAATCTATAGCTAAAATCGGTCTATCTAAATATGCCATTACATTACCCCCTTAATCAGTGAATCCTGCTTTTATCTCACTTACAGGTTCACCATTATATTCTTCAGGTTTCTCTGCGAAACTTTCCACCGCCATCTCAAAGTGATATTTCAATTCTTCACCCTTTGGCACTCTGTTCTTTAACAGTAAATGTCCATTAATTTTTATTTCTATTTCTTCTCCTGCTCCTAATGAAAAATCAGTATGGTATTTATATTCATTTCTTTCATCGCTGTAATAAAATTTAGTTAATGGTTTCCAGACTTTCATAATTCACCCCCGAATGTCCTTCCTTCAAAAGTAAATTTACCTTTAATAATTACTGGCACATATAAGTTATACATACCATCTTCCCTTACATAAAGAACTCCAAAAGCATTCACCCATCTATTCATTCTTCCCCTCATAAATTCAGGACTGGTATCACATAAGCATCCGATAGATTGAGCAGTATGAAAACCTTGATAGTCGTCAATAGTAACTTTTGTATAGGATTGCATATCATGAGTATGACAATAAACACAACTTTTACTGAAACTATCAACAGTTTTAGCAGCATGATATTTATTGGTGTATATTCCATGAAAAGCAAAAAGTTTTCCATATTTTTTAATGCCTCTCTTATTATCTTTTATCCAAGGTATCCACTCCCAATCTCTCTCTTTTAACCGTAATTTTATTTCAGGTTCTATACTCCCCTTTAAAGTAGTGTCTTTCCTTGTTACTATATTTACCCAGTCTTCGTGATTACCACCCATGTACGTCTTTTCACAACTTTTGGGTAGTAACTTTTCTAATGGAGTGAGGATGTCAGCATCAAAAGTATCATAGTCTTGTTGAATTCTCTTCCCCACAAAATATTCATTATCTTGTTGTTTCTTTTTCCAGTGGTTGACAGAATCCATATTCATACCATCTCCAAGAATGTTTATGGCATGAGGTTTAAACCATTTAATGAACTGAAAGACAGCACCCACAGCAGGTTTATTATGATGTGGATGGTGAAAGTCAGGTAGTAAAACTATTTTATTAATCAATTAATCACCTCTTTATTTTTTTTAAGGGCGGGGCAAACCCGCCCTACCAAAGGAGAACTAAAAATGAAAAAGTTAGTAGTAGTTGCAGGCAAATAAAAAAGACCGAATCTCTCTTGAGACTCGGTCTCGTTCTTACTAAATTTCAATCGGACAAAAGTTCGCTAATATATCTTATGTAAAGTAAACTCTACAGAATACAATAAAATCAACTATAACCGAATCTCTTTTATTGTCCTTATAATTTTTTAGATTTCAATCCCCCTTTCTCTATAAAAATTTCTAATATCTTCCAAAGCTTCTTCAAGTGCTTTAATAAGTAAAGGATGTGGTTTAGTTCCATTTCTCCATCGTCTAATCGTTCTTGAGGATATTTCAGCTCTCTTTGCGACATCCTCGATAGTGAGTCCAGTTTTTTCTTTAATTTTTATTACTTGATTTAACAAATCGTCCAAACACTCTTACGTCAGCAAAATTGCCTATCCTCCATTTTTTATCTTACGTATAAGATAGCACAAAATCACTCAGAAGTCAAATTAATTTTAAAACTCGAACGTAACTCCAGCCGTAATACCAGAATAAGTTGGATGTAGAGGGACAAGATTCAGACCCGTAAATAAACCAAATCTATTTCTTTTCAGTAACTCATTAATGATGTCCTGTTGCACTTTCATTAAAGATTGCAAATTCTTCACAACTTCCATTAAGGCTTGATTATCAGCCTCTGCTTCGGTATAGAGCTTCTGATATCCGATCGCAATTTCGGCGATGTCTTTATAAGCAATTAAGAGTTCAGAATACGTATCGGGGATAATCAGATTCTCTATAGTAGGAATTGTTATCCCCACAATACTAACAGAAGCCAGAAGACATACAATAATAAAAACTCTAAAATGTTTTTTTAGCCGATCAGCCAAATCTTTAGCCTCTTCTTTTCTATTCTCAATTCTCTTCTCTATTTTTTTTACTTTCTCTTCTTCTACTTTGGCTTCTGCTTTTACCTCGTTAATTTTCTCTTTGAGTTTTGAATTATCCCTTCTTGTAAAAAATACATACACCAATACAGAAAAAATAATCGCAAAAGCACCTGTTATCCAGTTCCATATATTTTTCATACTTTACCTCCTTTCTTAAAAATCAGATTCCATATCTTTTTAGGTACGACCATAATTATATGCCAGTACCATTTACTACAGCTAACGATATTAAAAATTGTATATATCGCAGTTGCTGATAAAAACACGTAAAATACAATATTCATTTTCCACCTCCTACGGGGTACAAATCCCACCTTCACACTTATATTCTTTTCTTTCTCTTTTCTCTTTCTTTAATAGGGAATTTATTTTATCCTGAATATACTTCTTTGTTTGTAATCCGATAATTCGGTCAACTTCTTTTCCTTCTTTGAATAAGATCAATGTAGGTATTCCTAAAACTCTGTACTTCACATAGATATCCCTACTATTGTCGATGTCTAACTTAAATACTTTTAGTGTCGGATTGTCCTTTGCCAATTCCTCTACAATGGGAGCTAATTTTTTACAAGGTGAACACCAATCAGCGTAGAAGTCCACCATCGCAAATTTCGCCTCAAGAACTATGTTCCAAGTCTCACTATTCACTTCTATCACCTTATTCTCCTCCCCTGGTGTGGTGATTCCATCGGAACAGCCACAAAATAATATCAAACTCAAAATTAATACAAATAATATTCTCATTTATTTACCTCCTTATATAAATCTATTACTCGGTTAATCCAACCTCTTATGTAAAGTTTTGCAGTTTTGCATTTAGTATAAAATTCTATTCTTTTTAAAAGATAATCTCTCCAATCAGCGGACACACCTAAAAACTCTTTTGCTCTACTTATTCCACAGTTAACCGCTGTATCGAAAACGATTAAGTTAAGTGGTGAAGTTAACTGGTCACAATTAGCCTTTAGCCAGTAGTTCTCGTAATAAATTTTTTCAGCTATTGCAAACGCTTCGTCTTTCTTCTGTTTATTAAAAAGTTCTTCTATCTCCATAACTTCTTTAGGATGACTACGGTAAGAGATACCCCAAATAGTTAAACCACCAGGGTCTTTGGGGTCATTGCTTATAAAGCCTTCCCACTTCAATACAAACTTAATTGCCTTCTCGAAATCCTTATTTGTTTCCATTTAATTTAGATATCTCCAGTCGGAGTTCAACAACCTGTCCAGTATTCATGTCTACCGCATCTTTCACACTTGCTGTATTAGCAGAATCTGCCTGAACAATAACCGCTAAATCTTTTATTACATCTTTTAATCCGTTTACTGTGGGTATTAACTTCCATAAAAGAAAGAAAGTTATTGCAGCGGGTATCCCAACTGTGGTTACAATGTTTACTATATCAAATTCCATTAAAATCACTCCTTTTCAACTTTACTTATGTCCCCTTTTTCTTTAATTACTTTAGTCCAGTCGTCTTTACTTTTAGATACTTTAGTCGTATCTCCTTTTTCTTTACTCACCAGAATCCAATCATCCTTTCCTTTTTCTACTTTAGTAGAATCAGCTTTTTCTTTTATTACTTTTACCCAATGATAAATAGCTTTAAGATTTGCAGTTATAGATGAAACAATATTTACCGTAGAATTTAAAGCTCTTAATATACCACTACTTAAAACCGAAGTTATAGATGTCGCAATATTAACCGTTGAAGTTAATGCTTCTTTGATACCTCTACTTAAAGACGAGATTATCGAAGTTGTAATCGCCGATGTACTGGTTAATGTTGCCTTAATTCCCCTGCTCAATACTGAAATTATTGACGTTGTTATTGCTGATGTTGAATTTAATACCTCTTTAATTCCTCTACTTAAAAGTGATGTAATCGATACTGCGATATTTGTCGTAGAGGTTAACGCTTCCGTTATTCCTCTACCTAAAGAAACTCCTCCACCTGTTCCATAAAGACTGATTGTTTTATTAGCAACCAATGTAAATCCGACATTATCACAAGGAATTTGGTCGTATACATTATACCAAGTACCGGTAGCAGGAGTTAGACTGTCCACGTCTATCTTACCTGCACTTCCCCATAACCCAATATAATCTCCTTCTTCTACATCGATATCAACAACAAAGGTTTGTTTAGACCCAACAAGAACAACACCTGCACCATTTCCATTATCAACGGTTTCATAATCACGAGTAGTTAAATTATTCCCGCTTGCCGAAAAAGTAGCCACCTTGCAGCCAGCTATCTGTGTATTAGCCCAAATCTCTACTTTAGTTATCTTCCCAGTAGCATTGGCAGGGTTATTTGCATCTACTCTTGTGGAGAAAGTATAATTATCATTGCTATTTATAGCTGGACTACCTATATTAATTTCCCCACCAATAAAACACACTATAGTTGCTACAGAGTTTAAAGCTATAGCACTAATGCCATATACACTCATACAATAATTAGCAGCCAAAGTAAAAGTTGTATTAACGCAGGCAGTTTGGTCGCCTGCTAAATAATAAACTCCACTACCACCACTGGTATCACATTCAAGTTGGGCAGCTTCGGCTGTAAAATATAATCCGATATGATCCCCCATCGTTACAGGAAGATTAACGGCAAAACGTTTAGCAGAACCAGCTGCTATGGCACCAAGATTACTACTTGCGGAACGAGCAGTAAATTTAGCAGGGTAACCAGTTGGGTCAGGACGATAAAAAATCGCTGCGTAAGCCCCAGTCATAGACACTGCTGCCCAAATATCAACACTTGTAATTACCCCTGTAGCGTTAGCAGGGTTAGTTAAATCTATAGAAGTATAATTTCCATATAAATAAGAATCCCTACCAATGCAATCGCTACCTATATCTATTTCAGTCAAATTTAGTCTATCTACTTTATTTAGAATTTCTATTCTTTTGTCAATGAGTGTAAAATCGAGTTTATGTTGAAGTCCACAATGAGGACAAACCAATATATTATTCTCGTAGATATTACCTTTAATTTCATATCCTTTATGGCAAGAACAACATTGTATTAAAGAATCATCTATTGGTGTTCCTATACTAATTTGACCCATAAGTTACTCCTTAATCTAACGTAATATCCAATGCACCGATAGCATATTCAGCTACGTCATTAATACCGATTACTTTAGTGGGGTCTATTGTTGCCCAGATTAACGTATTCGTTGCACTTGCTGCATCGGTCAAATGATTCAGTAATAAGAAAAACGCTACCGTTCCCCACGAAGCGGTTGCGGTGTCAAAGGTTATTGCAGCGGTGTTCTGAGTCGCACCAGCAACAGCAGCATCCCAGCCATTACAAACTTCACGAGCATAAGCACCACCTGATACTTCAGTTCCAGCGACTCCCGAATCTGTTGGACTTGCGGTAAATAGAGCTACATACAAGTTGGTTTCTACTGTATATGGGGTTGTCTTGAACACATGGTCTAATAACTTGTTTGCAAGATTATTACATACTCCGCCAGCACTGAAAACGACATCTATATCGCCTGCTACAATGTATAAGTTAGTTCCGATAGGACAAGTCTTACTTACTGTGAAATCTCCGTGAGCCAAGAAGTTACCAGCCGTTATTGCGTCAAAGATAGCCCAGTATGCAATAGTTCCCCAGTCTGCGGCAGCTTGTGCAAAAGTTATCTGGTTTGTATTCGCTGTTGCTCTTGCAACAGCAGCATTCCAAACATTCATAACTACCCTTGCATAACCGCCCCCCGATGGTTCGGCTATACCTGCTCCTGTGTCTAATGGGTCAGTGGTAGATAACGCTATGTAGATGTTTGCTGGTACTGAAAATGGTGTAGTTTTTAATACGTGGTCTAATAGTTTAATCTCTAATGCATCACTTAATGAACCTGCCATGAAAAATCATTCCTTTCTTTTTTTTATCACCCCCTTTATAAATTTAATAGATACTATTTAAGAAACCCCCCCTACATCGCCGATAGGCGATTATACCCCCCCCTTTTTTGGATATCAAGTTGCATTTCTTAAAAAGAGCTGTATCTCTTATTAAGAAAGCGTTAAAAAAAAATCAGTATGTTTCTCTGCGAAACACTATTGACTTTTCCGTCATTTTGTGCTATCTTGTTTAAGGGTATTAATATGAGAATTAAATATCTTGTTATTTTATTTTTAATATTACTCTTAACTGGTTGTGGTGGAGTTACTACACCATCAATTAATGTGTCTGGCAATTGGACAATGACCAGCATTACTACATCAACTACTACTCCATTCTTTCATGTTGGTTTGGTAACAACCTCAAAATGCAATATTGTTGATAATTCTGGTTCATTAACTATCTATGGTTTCCATATTATCGGTTCAGAATTTTTCAACTGGAATACAGGTTACGGAACATTCAACAATTCTATTATTACTGCAAATATAAGTGGTAGTTATATCAATGTTTATGGTTCAACCGTATCTACTATCGTTTATTTTGAAGGTACTATTAATCCCAATGGTATCTCTGGGAGCGGAACTTGGGTTCAAACATTGAGCGTATATGGCTATTTTGATTCCGCTTCAGGAACTACTATTTTTATTAAAGGTGGTTAGTATGAAAATCATTAAAATAATTTTCATAGTAATTTCATTACTTATAGTAACTTACATTCTATTTCCTAAATATCAGATAATCAGTAATTCAGGAAGTATCTATAAATTAAACAAGTTAACTGGTCAGGTAACACGAGAGTACAATCCCATAAAGAAGCCAACTATTTTGTTAAAACCTTAGGTTTACTGACTTTGTTTTTTAAAATTGTGGGTTTCTTTACTCCCAACGTTTTTTTTAATATTTCAGGTTTTTTAAATTTTGCAGGTTCAGCTTCTTTTTCCTTCCCCTGTTCTAAAACGTATTTAGTCCAGATTAAACGCCTGATATCATCGGTTTCTCCTTGAAGCCAATCATCTACTCCGTCAATAGTTCGATAAGGCTGATTGTAAGGAAGTCCAATTACTTTACAAATACCACTAATTCCATGTTGAAATTTAGACTCCCACGTCTTATAAGTTGCAGCCTTAATAAATTCTTCTCCGAAAGACAATGGTGCTGGCATATAACCACCGTAACCTTCCATTATATTGACGACTATCGAACCTACAAAGAACCATCCACCGATGTAGTAAACCCCCATATCTTTAACGAGTTCTTTCCAGTCTTTGGGTGGTCTGCCTCTGGTAATTGTCCCGATTAGAACAGCAGGAAGAAACCATCCCCAAAGCACTCTATGAGCAAAAGTTCCTGGAGAGATTTGTCCAGCTTTCAATTTACCGAACATATCATGCCTAATATAATTCTGGTTTTTATTAATTTGGTTTTGAAATAGATTAAATAAATTAGCTACCGTACCATCTCTAAACCATTGCGGAAGGTCTTTGGTTAATGCTGCGGGTTGAGTCTTTCTCATGACCTCACCTGTACGTTTTATGGCTTGTCTGTCTAAATCTGCTAAATCTGTGAATTGTATTGGTTTCCCTTGTATTTTATGAGTATTCATTACTGAATTGTATGTTCCTATCCAAACTGACAAAACAGCAAACTCATCTAATGCCCTGATTAAGAATAATGTTTTCATTCTTATATCTTTAGTTTTTCCTGTAAGTATTTGTTTAGCATCAGTAGTCTCCATCCATTCCCTCATTATCTTGTCAATCTGTCCTTTTCTGGCTCTCATTTGAGGGTCTTTTTGGAAAGCAAATTGTTTGGTTTCATTATAATGAAGGGCTACCTGCTCTATTCCACTCAAGATAGTTGCTAAATCTGTTTCTGCTACTGCGTTGCACAGCGAAACAAGTTGTTTTGATCCTGATATGATATTGATTCCTAACATAGAAAAAAAGGCACTTGTCCTGAGAAACATTAAAGCCTTATCTGAAGTGCTAAGAATTTTACTTTGTTTAGCTTTTACAGAATCCTTAAACCATTTGACGATGTTATCATAAGCGATTCTTCCATATCTTGGATTTTGAATAATTGCATTTTTAAGTTCTTCATTAGTAAGTAAATTATTGATATCTATTACAGTTTCTTCATAAGCCTTATAGTGTTCGACCTTTGCCATATCACGCAATAAATTAGATACACAATCTATGTTGATAATATTTTCAGCACGATGTGTTCTTGGTTCACGGAATCCTTGTTCTAAATAAGCCCGTCTTGTGGTCGGGTTGCGTTCCATGTCTATCGCTACACTATTATCTAACTCTTCATTTATAATCTGAATACCAAATCGATTTTTAACTTTCTTTAAATGTACCCCTCGCACTCTTACATCAAACTCATCAAGTTGATCTCCTTGTGTTAATTGATATTTCTGATAATATTCAGCCATAGCTTTTTCTTCTTTAGTGAGACTATTGACGACATTTTCAATGTCCTTATCTGTGAATTTATAAGGTTCTTTCATACCCTTCATCAGATATACCCCAGCTCCCTGTATATGTCTTTTAGCGTCTTCATCTAAAGAACACAAATACACACCAGTTCTTTGAGAAGGCGTGAGCATTAAGTCTCCCGTTCTCTCTTGTAAGAACTTAACGATATTTATTTTGTCGTCTGTTATAGATTCTTGATAATCTTCTATCTTTTTGAAGGTACTTAATAATTCATCATTAGTGCATTTATTTACTGCATCGTAAAAAGTCTCACACCATAGACCTCTTTTTTCTCCGTCCATTCTTTCAAAGAGTGATTCATCTAAAGTAGTATTCATCCAGAAATGACTCCAGATGTCTTTGATTTTCTTTTTTGAACTTTCTAATTCCCTCATTTCTTGCTTGATATTCCTGCCTATGGGAATTTCTTTGCCTTTATAAAGCGTCTTAATGAGGTCTTGTACGAGTTCTTCTGTCCTTCTCCCCTTTTGTATTTTAAGTAATTTACCTTTAGTTTTTCCTATATGAGCAAGTTGTAAGATAGTATCATGAACATCCTCTAACTGTGCTATAGTCATGTCATTCAAAGGAATTTTCTTTATGATATCTATGACTTCTTGAGGAATCCTTAGGTTTGTGTTGCCTTCCTTAATTTCCCTTTCAATGAATTTGGCTGTTTCTTCTCTGGCATGTAAGGTCTTCTGTTGTCTCTTTTTTAAATCAAACGTTTCCTTAATCGCTTCAATCTTATCTCTGTAATCTACAGCGATGTTTTGAGTAGGAAGTTTATTAATATCATTGATTAATTTTTTGATGTATTTTTTTTGTGCTTCTCTCTCCTTCGCCTTTGCTTTAACTTCTTTTTGATGTTCTTTTATTTTCTCTATTTTTTCTTCAAATTTTTCTTTAGTGGCAAAGATTCCTTCTTTCTTTCCTGCTTTAAAGACTTCTCTGGCTGTTCTTTCTTCGCCTTTTAAGACGTACTTCAACATATCACTTTCATAAAGTTCTATTTTCTCGCCTTTAGTCTGTCCTGTAACCTCTCTAACTTTAGCCTTTACTTGTTTAGGAGTTAATTCTTCTCCCTCGGTGTAGATATCTTTAATCTTTACATCTTTAGGAAATTCTGGTTCTTCTTCTGGTTCTGCCATTTCTGCTGTTCCTTTAGGTGGTATAGGTGGTTTGGGTGGTTCTTCTACTGCCTTTTTGACCTTAATCTGCAAATATTGTTCTATTTCTTCTGAATATTTATTTTTAAATGATTCTGGCATTATATCCATAACTATTTCAGGATTAATCCCGAATTTTGATGAGTTATCAATAGCCCACTTATAGGCATCTAATTCTGTTGCTAAAAATTTATCTCTTCCCATTAATTCTGGAAAATATGTGCCTTCATCCATAGTTGTTAAATGCCCTATTTCATGTAGAGCTTCCCCTATCTTTTGTACCTCAGATTTTCCCTTAGTCCCAACAATAATTTCAGGGGTTGGGGTTGGAGAATAAAGAGTGATTTTAGAGTCAGGGTTTTCACCAATAACAATCCCAAACGAGTCCCTTACATTATCTTTAAATTCCTGGAATATAAGTGGTTCAAGTTCTTTGGAGATAGTAGGTTCTTTCCCTTCTACCTTCAATTCCTCTTTCGGTGCAATCTTTTCTTCAACTTTCTTTAATACTTCTTTTGGTGTAATTTCTTTACCAACTAATTCTTCTAATTTTCTTATCGTTTTTTCGCTTACAAATTCTGACGTAACATCAGCTTTAGGTAGTTCAGTAACCTTTACTTTTTCTAAGGGAATACCATATTTTTTAGCATATATTTCTTCTTTAGTAGGTTCTTTGGGTTTTGTCTTCATTTCTTCTTCGGTTTTATAAGCATAGGTTTCCATTTCTGATTCTCTCTCAAAAATCCCCAATATTGCTTTTTGTATATCTGGGTCAGTCTTAACTTTTTCCATAATTGTTATTGGGTTTAAGTTAGGCAATATTTTAGCTATTGTTTTTAGTTGTTTTTCTACTATATTTCCAATTAATCCCTTTTTCTGTTCTGGTGAAAGTTCAGTTAAATCTATAGTCTGTTCAACGTTTGTAGTTATTGCAGATGCCCCACCACCGAGAACTGCTCCGATTGAAGTGGATTCCGCAGTACCTTCCCAAATACTTCTCGTTTTATCCCAACCTATTGTTGCAACGAGATTTTCTCCTATTTGTTGTGAAAATTCTTGGAAACCTTCGAGTCCTGCATGTAGCAATCTATCAACCCAAAAGTTTCCACCAAATTTAGTAAACAACCATTCTAATCCTATATATTCCAAAGCACCTTCTATTACACCAGCAGTAACTGCGAGTGGCATTGCTTTACTAACTTTAACGTCTGCTTCTCTTGCTTCTTGATACATTGAACCTGTTTGGTACATTCCGAAAGCAACAGCAGCAGCATGTGGACTACCCGTTAAGACACTTATACCTACTGCACCAGCCAATGATGTAGCACCGCTTCCTAATTGAAAGAGCCAAGCAGCAGTCTTATTGTCTAAATCAGGGTGTAATTCTTTTTTTGATAAAAATTCACGATTTGCTTTTATTATTTCCTGTGATTTATCAACTAAAAATTTATCTATCGGTTTGTATAATGCTGAATCTTTTGTTTTACTAATAGCTTTCATTAAATCTGTATACTTACCTTCATCGCCCTTAAATACATTGGGAGTGCCTTCTACTGCTTGCATATTCTCACCCACAAGACGCATTAATCCACCAACAGCTTGAGGAGTGGAATAGATTCCATGTATAATACCTTTTATCGGTGCAGCAACATACTTATTAGCTCTGTCCAAATCTAACATAGGAGGTCGTCTCATCTTTTGTATTTCTACTTCTTGTTCTTCTAAATGTTTCCTTCTTATAAATTCCTGTTTCTTTTGAACAGAATAAATCTCATCTCTCTTGGAAATGTCGGTTTGCAATGTAGAAATTAAAGAATTGAATCGATTTACTTCTTTGTTATAATTAGCAATAATGGTAGGTTTTATTGTTTCGGGTATTCCCTCTAAGGTAGTATCAAATTCAGTGAGGTTTTTTTGCAGTTTAAGATAATCCTTATAATTCTTCTCAATAGATTCATTTAATACATCTAAAGGATTTTCTTCAGGTTCTTCTTCTATTGCTCCTGCACTACCACCCCCCCCTGATTTTTCTTTCTTATCTGCCTCTTCTTCTTTCAAAACCGAATTAAGTAAAGAGCTGGGTATTTCACCAATCCCACCCATCCTTTGAGACCAACCAGCAGGTTCTTTCTCTTTTTTTTCTTCTTTCTCTCCTTGTAATTTACTTAATTGTTTGGCATAATCAGTGGCTGCTTTTGGCGTTTTAAATTTTCCCAAAAATTCTCCTGTTTTTCTATAATAATCAATGGCTTCTTGGTCTGATACTTTTCTCCCATTAATAATTGTAGGTAATAATACTTCCACTCCATCAAAATTAAATGATTTTGAAAGGAGTGTACTAATTGAACCATCGGGATTTTTTATCACTGGTCGATTATTTAGATTTATATTGCCATACTCTAATATATCTGTTTCTTCTTCTTTTTTTAAAACTAAATCAAGTATTCCCATTTTTACCTACTTGTTAAATAAAGTTTCATATATGCTTTTTTAAGTTCTTCTATATCAATACCCATAGCTTTGATTTTATCGAAGTCAAGGTCTTCCAAAGATTTTTTCTCTGCAATCATTTCTTTGGCTAATTCTAAGGTTTTGTTGGCTACCGCTTCTTTTTCTATTTCTGAACCTTCCTCTAATAAATGTTTACCAGTTACATTGAAATATTCTTGGTCGTAGTTTTTGGCTTTTTCGTACCATTCCTGATAAGTCTCTTTATAATTAAGTCCTTCTGTATCAACTTCTTGAGTTGCTCCCTTTTTAATATCTGCTTCGGAAGGTTTGTTAGATATTCCCCATTTACAATATTCAATAACACTTATTGCTTCATCATATTTCTTCTTCATTAATTTTGGAAAATATTCTTTAGTCTCAAATGTTTTGGTGTCAATGTTTAAACCCTTTAACCTATTTAATTCATTTCCAAAGTCTTGTACGTTTTCTACTCTTTCCATAAATCCTTTTTCTATGCTTTCAGCAGTAGAGTAAGTAGGTGTTTCTAATTTTTCTTCTTCTTCTGGAGCAACATAAGCATCCAAAATCTTCAGTGCATTATTTAAGGGTATTTCCATATTATTGTCTTCATATATTTTTATGAACATATTCCATTTCTTTTCAAAATCGGATAATTTCTCCTCTGCAACATAACCTCCTAATAGTTTCATAAGTTCATCTCTTGAGATTTCTTTTCTGTTATACATATCAATGTACATTTGTGTATCTTTTTCTTTTGTAGTAATATCAAGAGCTTCTTTTTGTTGTAAAAAGTTTCTATATCCTTCAGGGTCTTCTCGTGCAAATTCTACCTCATTGGTTATTCTCGCTTTTTCTGGTTCTTGGGAATATTCCCAATATTCTGTAGCCAATTTTACATCTTTGGATAATTTTTCCTTTGGAGATTCTTGTCCTAATGCTTGATTCATAACCCATTCTTCCATAGGAGAGAAAGACCCCATGAAGAAAGGTCTGTGTTCTTTCATATAATTTAAGATAGGTTGATAGTCCATCTGACCTTCAGGCACATTCTGTATTGCATTTAGGAGTTGGGCTTTATCTCCTTTAGGGAACATGACTTCTGATGTAGGAGGCATACCTGAAGGCATACCTGAAGGCATACCTCCCATAGAAGGCATACCTAGAGAAGTCATTCCTTCTCTTCCTTTCATCATATTACCCATTACGTTAAATGTATCTACAAATTGACCTGCTATTTCTTCGATTTTAGCAGTACCACCAGGATAAATTTCTTCCCCTGGGGTTGCATTTAATAAATCAATCATATCGGTAACTTCTTGTTCGGAACGTGCTTTTTCAAGTTGACCTATAGTTGTATCAATTAAACCTTTATTATATTTGTTTTCAATCATTCCCTTTATTCCCGACACAATAGATTTAACCGCAGCCATCCTATCTTTGAAGATGTCGTAAGGTGTCTGACCTTGTTGGTACTGTGAAGGAAATTGTAATACTCTCATAAAATCACATCCTTAAAAAATTAACTGAAGATACTACCAAGGTAATAAACCACCAGCATAATCCCAGAAACCTGGTACATAATGTTGTGTTGGTTGATACCAGTTACCCCAATCAGCCATATATTGTGCGATGGGTGCTTGATAGTTAAACGGAAACAGTTCTTGTTGCGTTGCAACTTCCCAATCCGCCAATGCCTGTTTGGTGGCGATATCTCTTTCTTGTCCTGCCATTGGTGCAAAACTTTTGAGTGTTTCTATTTTCTGTCCTGGCATTGCAGACTCATATCCAGCATAACCTAATAATTGAGGTATCATACTTACTTGTCTGTTAATATCTGCTTCATATAAACTACCCAATTCTTTAGTTAAGCCAGTTCCTAATATTCCCCTATATTCTGCTTCTGCTCCCATTGCTGGTTCACTGTAAAGCATTCCACCTAATTGACTTCTCTGCCTGATACCACTTATACCCTTTGCTTCGGTTCTTGCTGTTTCTTCTTTTAATCCTTCATAATAAGGAGAAGTACGAGGATCATACTCTCCACCTAATACACTTTTTATCTTTTCCAAACCAAGTTCATAAGGTTCGGGAGTTCCTGCTCCCATCATCTTTTCTATAATAGAAGTTCCCCAATCTACTAATTTTTTTTCTTGGTCAGATAATTTTGGTAAATCCACCGTAGGAAGGGTAACATCTCTACCCATAAGTTCGGTTAATTTATCCATAGCTGGGTCGGTGTATTCTGTTTCAAGTAATTCTGGCGGTTCATCTTTCTCATAATGTCCTTTATTGGCAAATGCTATTAATACGGGAAAAAGTAATGCCATTTTCAAAATTCTTTTAATCTTTTTCCACATTTTTTTTCACCTCTTTCTCGATTACTCTATAGGCTTCTTTGAAGCCATATTTTTTTGATACTGCCCTAAAACCCCTGGTCATTGCACCAGCGATTCTATCGGCTTTTAGTATTTGAGCCATTTCTTCTATTTTCTTAAAAACTTTCAATCCTAATTTTAAATCCTTACCATCAGACCATGCCCATTCAATCCAGAGTATCTTCCCTTTAGCTATGTTATTGTTTAAGAACAGGACTGCACAAGAAGTTAAATCTTGTTCGTCATTAAAAGTGACGAGTATAATGCATTTACCAAAAGCCAACCCTTTACTTACATTTTCTAAAAATATATATGGGTCAGCAGGGTCTTTTTTAACATACTTAAAAGTCGTACATATTCTTGCCAACACATTTGCATGTGAAGCAAAGTTTAATTTATTTATTATGTAAACTTCATTGGGTTCTATCATGGTTCTAAAGCCTCCACTCTTTTATGTAATTCAGATATATCAGAATATAAGGCAATTACTAATTCAGAAAATACCTTATTGTATTCTTCTAATATCCTTTTCATTTCAGGGTCTTCTATATTTATATAAGGTAAAATAAGGTTCTTTGGTGTTAAAATCCTCATTATCGAACTCCTATTGGGACAAATTCATTTATTAATCCTATAAATTCAAAGTCGTTCCAAAACACAAACTTAATAAGAAAAGACTTTGCCAAGAAATCCACATCTCCACTACTATCCTGATTTTCACTTGGTAAGTGTTTGACGATAATATCCTCATCGCCAGTTAAAGATATCTCCCCTGCATATTGCCAACTTGCCTCATTATCTCGTTTGACATATATTTTGCATGTTCCAGTATTTTTATTATCAAAATAAGAATATAAATCCTCAAGTCTTTTCTTAATATGTAATCCTTGTTTTTCTGCCAAATCAGTCGAAAGCACAAAATAAGATTCGTAAGTTTCTCCGTCATCAGTTAAAGATTTATTAAGTTGATAAGTATATCCAGAATTACAAGAACATATATTTATCTTTGTACCAGTAGGAACAACTCCCGATGCAGCGGTTTGGAATTTAACCCATGCACCATAAGCAGTTCCGATTGAATTTACTGCGTAAGTACGATACCAGTATTCGGTGTTACCTTGTAAACTGGTGATATCCTTCTCATACACTCCAATTCCATAAGTTCCATCAGTGTGAACATCGTTTAGGTCATCTTTGGTTAGGGCGTATTTGAATCCTCTTGTGGTAACATCAACTCCACCCGTATCGGTGATGTCTCCGTTTCCCGTTACTTGAGCCTGTAAGATTGCGTCTGCGTCTAACGTTACTACGGTTGCCAGTTCTGCTGGGGTAGTATCATCATCCTCTGAATAACCATCAGAATATCCCGAATTTGGTGCGCCAGTTTTAAAACTCCAAGCCCGATAATAGTAATGGGTTATTCTTGCGAGTTCATCATCACTAAAACTTTCACCTGTACCAAAATAGGCTTCATCTCCGTCAGTCACACCAGTAGGTGCAGAGTCTATCTTCCTCCGAATCATGGTCTTTTCTGCACCAGTTCCTTTAGTCCAGGTAAGGTTAATCTGTGTGCTACTGATTACCGTACAAGCCAGAGCAGTAGGGTCGTTTGGTTTGGTGGTGAAATTTAATACATTGCCGTAACCATAACCTTCGGAATTGTAAGCATAAGCTCTTATGTAATATTTAGTGCCAGGTAATAATCCTGTTAAGTTTCTACTGAAAGCACCCGTTCCGAAAGTGCCTGTTTCTTCTGATTTATCATTTGCAACCGTAGGATTTCCTGTGGTATTCCAACACACTCCTCGTTTAGTAGGAGTGGCATCGCCTAAAGCAGTTATATTACCGTTTCCTGTTGCAGTGGTTTCTTCAATTAGTGTGGTTGCCACAGAAGAAACAAAGGGAACTGATTCGTAATTAATGGTTGCATATACTTGGGTGCAACGTGTAGCATAGGCGTTAAAGTCAGTATCCATCTCAACGCCGATTTGTAGATTGTCAATATCGTCCCAAGTCCAAGCCAATGAGGTGAATGGATTTTGTGTCCAGGTATAAGTACGGGTAACCCAGCTACTTAATGGGAAAGATTCTTTATTACTATATTGAGTACTACCTATCCTGATTAATTCCCAGCAACTAACATCATCTGTATTTTCATATACTCTAATGCTAACTTTAACAGAGTTAATAGTTCCTGCTTCTTTTAGAGGGTCTCTATTTCTTATATTATATAAATCACGATGACTGCCATTCGGGTAGGTGTTAAAAACACGGGTATCAAAACTGTCCGCAACTTCTTCATCAACCTTATCCCAGTTATATCCTGAAGATGGGGATTGAAATAATTGTGTTATATAGCCAGGTGCATTTGGTCTTAAAATTAATTCTGTTGACATTATGGTTCTAAATAACCTCCAAACGAAGGAATAGCCATATCGACTTGTCCCCACTTACCTTCTTTAAAAGTTAAAAGTAAGTTATTCAGTTCGTTATCAATCGGGACAGCCCAACAAACTTCTTCAGTTTCATCTATAAATTCACTTCTGATTTTTTCAACCGAAGTTTGATAGATTAAATCTACGATGTCAGTTTGTATCGGTTGAGAGATAGTGCCTGCTGAAATTTCCTTAAAAGTACCATCAGAGGCGTACCAGTATAATCTCCCCTTACTATCATTCACGATTGACTTACTGCATCTGCAACCAATTTTCATTGAGATAAAAACCCCATTAAAAATAAGATCAGTATCAGCAGTCAACCAGTATTTATAATAACTACTTGCTTTAAAAACAATTAAAAGTCCTTGATATTTTCCAAATCCTGTTAAAGAGTCAGATTTACCCACTTCGGTACTGCCTGAATTTACAGCTATCCATTCATTTTCATTTCCGATAGCATTCCATCTAAATCTTTGAGGATAATAATTTCCATTTTCATACGTATATCCCAAAATAAGAAAGTTCTCATAATCAGTCATGTATTTTGCTTTAGTTAGGAAATAACCTGTCTCGTATTCGATGCCTTGAAATTCAACGACAGTTCCACCACTTGTGTAAGTGGTATATCCCGTTGAGTCTATTCCGTTTAAAGAAAATACGTCAACAGAATCAACAGTAACTACGAATTGTAGATTATTAATCTCTACCATTCCACCACAATCTTTAATAAAGACTCTATCCCCAGTGGTCAAATTGTGAGCAACTGCTGTTACATGACAAGGGTTTTCTCTAGTAGCTGCTGTAATGGTAGTGGGAGTAGTGTTTTGTAAAGGCATAAAGTATCCAGTTGTATCCCAAACTAAAACGGGGTCTACGTTGTTAGTAGCCATAACTTTGTCGTTGTAACTTTTCGTTTCCCAATTTTCACAATCAGCAGAACAAGTGAATTTTATATCCCATGCTTTGTTATCCCAGTTCCAACAGTAGATATGGGCTTTGGTGAAACCAAGTAAGTACTGTGAACCAGTAGACCTCTTAACGAAAGTATGATAATGAAGGATAGGGTTTTCATCGGGAGTTCTTACCTTTACCGCTTCGGCAGTTACTAAATTCTTTTCCCTCATCTTTCTCCTGACTATCTTGCCATCTTTAAGTAGAATATTCTGGCTATCAGGCATAAGAGTTTTCAGCAAAAGTATATTAGGGACATTTTTAGCTAACTCGTATTGTGGACTAAAAATAGCAAAAGTATTTTTATCCATTACTCACCTCGAAATAAGATAATTCTCCACCATATTTATTAATACAATCTGATACAATTTCTTCAAAAGTGTCTACATTTATTGGGTGATACGTTCTGTTACTCGAATAAGTATATTTTCCATTCTCTACAAAAACACCCAAACTATGACGCATTAAAGAATCTTTAAAAAATATTCGTATTTGGCACGTTTTGTATCCGTGCCAATCTGCACAAAAAACTGCAAATGTTGAGAAATCATTACAATCGCCTTTTTGTGTTTTCCATAACATGTAAGGACTAAACGCTGCGTATCTATATAATTTATAAGTAAAATTTTCCTGCATATACTGACAAATTCTTACTGGTGTATCTAAACTCTCTACCACAGTAAGAAATTCAGGGTCATCAGGTATTATAAAACCATCAAGATTAAATACTCCGCAACCTGTTAAAACTATTAAAAATATAATTAAGATTAATCTTTTCACTAAAATCCATCCCTGTAGGCTGCGATTTTTGCGTGTTCTTTTAAGTTAGCTTTTCGGATACTTACCTGTTCAAAATAAAGAGCTTTGAATTTTTGAGCATCATTATCTAAATTAAGTCCTAAAGCAACCTTGTAAAGAAGTCCCATTTCGATAGCTTCTCGGTAGATATCAGTAAAGAGAATATTATCACAGGCTTTAACTGTTTCTTCGTCTATAGTAAATGTTTCAGGATGAATGTATGAATACCACAAGTACATGTTATATTCAGCGTCTGGGATTGGTCTCGGATACATATATCCACTTTGCCAGGTATAGCGTGTGGGAGTTCCTGTAGTTGAGTCATAATAAATATTCCTCTTATACATTTCAAATCTCTCATATACCAATGGTTTGTATATCGTTAAATCATCAGAACTCTTCATTCCGACAAATAGTAAATCTTTCAAATTATCAGGTAAACTATAATAATCCCTATCAGTAATGGTTATTCTTTTAAATTCATCCTGTAAAAAATTGCCAAGTTGACTCAAATCCTTTAATACAGAAGTAATCTTTTCATCTAACGCTGTTCCTACGGTACTGTATCCCCTGTTTAAAGTTCCATTCACGACTGCAATTAATTCAGCTTTTAAAATTGTCATTTCTTCGCCTTCTTTTTCTTAACTTCTCCGTAATATGATTTTCCATTTATAGTACAAACATGGACATACTTATCGCCAGGTAAGTTTATAGTTCTTACTTTTCCTTTTTTACGAACACATTCTAAAAAATCAGCTGGCATTTCATCACCTCGTAAGAACAATAGTTATAATTTTCCCTGTTTTCTGGTCAACTGGTATTGCAAGTGTTCCAGAACGCAACTTGACGAACGGAACAGCCTCAAGTGTCTGCATAACAATTCCATCCATTCCTATGGTTTTACTTGCAGCAATAGAAGCTATCGCAACTTCTGCAACATCAGTAGCTTTCACTATTTGTGTAAAAGTTCCGTCAATTGTAAGACATCCCAAAAAGGTAATCTCAGCAGTCTCCCAAGTTGATGGTAAGATAATAGCCATTTTTTTATAGTGAGATTTATCAAATGCGGTAGAAAGAGTCAACATTATAACTTCTACCACTCCACCTATACCTGTTTGGTCTACTGTTTCAGCAACTTCGTGTGTAAATAGTAAATTCGTTGTCATAGTTAAAGAAACACCAGTCTGAACGGATAAAATAATATAGGTTGCTTCGTGTGTATCACCACTATCAACAATAACTGTTTCACCAGCTAAAAAATCAGTAGTAGCGGTAACACTCAATACTGGTTGACTAACAGCAGATTCTACATCAACGGTTGTTTGTTTAGTAATAGTGTGGTTATAAACTAAGTTAGCCAATAATGTAATAGACACATCAGCTTGAACACTATCAATAACTCCCTCTTCTTCCCTTGCTGTTCCTCTACCAAGTATTACTCTGTCTCCTGCTACCATAGTGGCAGTCGGTGCAGCTACACTTACTACCTTTTGTCCAGAAGCATTACTTAAATCACAGGTAGAACCAGTATCATAAGTTTCAGCATCTCTAGCAAAAACTGCTTTTTCCTTAATTATCATTTTTGAATCAATCATTTTTTCACTTCCTCTAAAACTTTTTCTAAATCTTTCTTTTTCATGCCTTGGGTGTTTATCCCTAATTTAGCAACTTCTTGCCTCAACTTGATAAAATTTGCTATATTGGATAAAACTTTAGGACTTTCTTCACATCTAAATCTTTTTTTTAATTTATCAATTATAATTTCATTCTTAGTCTCAAATTTTCCTTCTACGAACTGAGCTATTCTTTTATGATTTTTCTTGGATGTAACTGTGGAATCGGGTCTTTCATCGTTATAGAAAATCATATTTTCCTCCTTTGTATGAAAAACAGTGAACCCCCTCATCCCTAAAGGGGGTACAAAAGGGAATCAGAAATTCACTGTTTCTCAATTTCTTTTATGGTAATTCTATAAAACTTAACGCTGGTCTATGGTCAGTGTATAATTCTTTAGCAGCCTTAGGTTTGAGCATTACCAGTATTGTTCCGTCTGCCTGCATATATGGTGCGGTCTCTATAAACAAGTAGTAAGTCTTAGCAGTTACTGTCGTAGCTGCAAAAGCAGTATAGAGTGTGTTCTTAGCAGCCCAGAATGACCCATTAAGTACACAAGGAATCATTCCAATTTCTCCAACAGCCTCTAATCCCTCTGAATAGACTATGAGTAATTTACCAGTTGCTTTAGTGGGTGTAATGACATAAACTGAAACAGCATATATTACAACAGTTCCAGCAGCAGCAGCAGCTTCAGTGGTAAGTACTTCGTCAGCACCTAAAGTTATTGCTCCTTCAGCAACAGATGCCATGGTATACAAACCATCATTTAGTCCACTTGTTGAACTAACAAGTATCATTTCCGCTGCACTGGCAAAATGCTGAGTAGTAATAAGACTTGCAGCTACACTTGATATTGTGCAAGCACCTGCGACATAAGCAAAGGAAATGTCAGTAGCACTAACATAACCCGTAGTCGTAGAAGTAGCAGCTTGAAGAACAGGTAACTTTGGAACTTCTTTTACCATAGTATAGTTAGTTACGGTTATCTTTCCAGCCATTTAATTTTCCTCCTTCTTTCTAAATTCTAAGGGGGCTATAGAAGCCCCCGCATTATTTTATATTGAACTTTCAGCAGTGTAAGTCATATCAGCCCAGAATAATTCTTTAGGTTTAATGACTCTGCTTCCCCAGACATGTAATCCTCTGATAGCATCAGCAAATCTGGTCTCTAATCTGAGAACTTCGCTTTCTATTATCTGTTGTACGAATGCAATCGAATCATAACTTCCTGCCATAATAGCGTTATGTTTAGTTCCAGCAAGTGCAACACATCTGTTAGACTGGTACATATCGAAATTTAAGACGTTTCCTACGAAACCATTTTTAAGTTCACCTTTTAAATCTTGAGCCTTGAGGATTCCAGCAAGTAATAATTTCAAAATAACCCAAGATGGAAGAACTATCCATTTCTTTTCGACATTTACAAGTTCTAATGCATCCCATAATTCACCGATAACACTAGTAACGGTACTTGTATCCACAGTTGTGTCAGTTACATAAGCAGCACCAGTAGCAGTTTGGTCATATAAACTTGCTATAAAGGTATCAACCTTTTTATCTAAACCATATCCAGCTTTGTTGGCATAATCGGTCATGTGATTAATGTCAGACTGTTTTTCCTTGATGTCTCCCATAGAAATACCATAGTAGTATGCCTTATCGACATCCAAGAAAATAGCTGAATCTTTGGGTGCTTCGTAGGTAACAGCGGGGGTAGCAGTATCATCGTATTCGTTGATGGTTACTTCTCCGAGTCCTCTGATAACAACTCTTGAACCCTTTTGCTTTATTTCGCCTTCATATTCTTTGGTAGCAATTTTTCCAAAAACTAATTTATCCTCAATTACCGTTAATATTTTAGCAGCGAAAATAATAGGGATAGTATCTCTTACCGCAGCATTACCAAAATTAATAGCCATTTATTTTCAACTCCTTATCATTTTTTGTTTGTCATTTCCGCCCAGTATTTCATAGATTTCTCGATCTTGGGCAGAACTTTTTGAGCTTCTAACGGAGTCATATCACTAACTTCTTTTGGTGTAAAGAATTCATCACTCTTTATCTTAGTGCCACCCGTTAAGCTCGTTTTGTCTACCTTGCGAGTTTCCATGTCTTTAAGGAGTTCTTGATTTTCTTCTAAATCAAGTTTTGCTTTTATATCAGGGTCTTCACAGCCTTTTTTATAAAGTCTTTCGCCTGGATTATCTGAATGGAGAATAGCTTGTTCTTCATATCTATTTCTACCAATCAACCTAACCGCTACTTTATAGACTGCGTCAAAATCTAAACCAATGTCTTTTAAATGACTGTATTTTTGGATTGCTTTACCACAAGATTCATGAAATTTTTCCATGATTCTTTCTTGCTGTTCTACTTCTTTGGCTACCTTTTGTGCTTTTTTAATGACATCCATTGCTTGCGTTTCAAAATTCTTGAAACCTGCTTTGACATCTTTAACTTTCACAAAATCTTCGCCTTCGCCTTCAAAGTTCAATTTATCAGAAATAGGCTCTGCCTTTTCGTTGACCTTTAATTTTAGGTCTTCGACAGTTTGTTTGAGAATTTCAATATCTCTTTTGCCTGATTCACTTTCAAATTGAACTTGATGGAGTTTTTCTCTTGTGTTTTGCAAATCCCCAATAAGTCCTTTATGTTCTTTCTCGGTGTAGATTTTTTCTTCCTGAATATTCACATCCTTATCTACCATGTTTGTCCTCTCCTTTCCCGAAGAGTCGGGGTAAATCCTACAATACTCTGTAGTTGAGATTCCCTGACTTCGTCAGTGTTTTTTTTCATGAAGTTCTCTATGACAATTTGTACAGAGAAGATCACACTTATCCATTTCTTCTTTAATTTTCTTTAATCCCCAAGTACCAGTAACCATACGTGCAATACTAAATTCTTTATCTCCGTTATGATGAAATTCTAAAGCAGTAGCACATTTGTTATAACCACAAATTGCACAACCTTTTGATAATTTGTAATTTTGAACATATCGACGATTTCTTTCTTGATATTTTTCACGCTGTTTTTTTCTATAAGTAATTGCATTAAACATTTTTATACTGCCCTACCTATCATTGATTGATTTTTAGGCGGGCTTGGTTTTCCTTTTGCTTGTTGTCGTGCTGGTTGCTGTTCTTCTTGAGCAACCCTTTGAGCCTCTTCTCTGATTCGTTGAACGATTTCTTCTTTATTCGGAATATCCGAATTTTCAATAATCACATCTATGGGGATGGGGAGTCCACTTTGGGCTAAATTCATCAGCACTTCCAGATTAGCCATCCGAATTGTCGGCATATTTGGCATTTGCTCGACCTTAAATCCGTAATGACCAACTGCCCATGATTTCATTGCTTTATAAAGTTGTGCAATATCAATTTTTTGTTTTTCTTCCTGCATTATTTGGGCGACTTCGGCTGGTGAATAGACATTAGAATGTCTAATCATTTCAATTAATGTCTCTCCAAAAATCCTTTGAGAAACCCTAAAATTATCGTAAACTGGTTCAGAGATGGTTGCCCCTGCCTTTTGTCTTCGTAGAATAGCAATTCCCGAATCAGTCCTTTTGTCTCCTTGACCCATGATGTCAGGATTAAGACCTGAAATCTTTTTAATGTTCGATTCTTCATCTTGTTTCAGAATGAAGAGTCCTTGAGGAAAGTCATTTGGTTTGATTTTCTCTGGTGGTATATTCGAGTAGGTAATCATAACCCCAGGCTTTGAACCTTCCTCTTTTATAAGTTCTATAGCATTTTTTTCTTTCTCATTAACAACCCAGCCTGTATTGGCTGTATGATTGATAATATGAAGCATTTGGGAAGTTCTTTTGTTAATTTCTCTTTGCGGATCTTTAAGACCCTCAACCACTCCGAAGACCACTCCATCAAACCAATAAGGAGAAAATCTTTGTAAAGGGAATAAAGTCATTCCATGATAAGGATCTTCGATATCTTCTAAAATCATGTCCCCTAACATAGTAGTTACATGTAAGACCTCGATTATATGTTCCTTAACGGAAAGTCTTGGTCGTCTTCCCTCACTCTCAGCTAATCTTCGTTCTTTTTCTAAGACTACTTTTACTACTTCCTTTTGAGAATCATGGACAGGACTAAAACTCATACTAGCTCCATTGATTAGGTATAATTGTTTTTTATAACTCTTCCACCAAACCTCTTTAATACGATAACTATATTGCGAAGGATCTCTGTCTTCCTTATCTGATTTTTTAACGAGTTTACCGGTGCGATCCGTCATGTCTTCATCCTGGGGATCACCTGTATATGCTTCTATCTCTGCCTCGTGTTTACTCCAGAGAAGCTTAATATGTTCCTTGTCTCCCCAGTAACATTCCCAAATATATTTTGCAGATTCATTTAAGTCATATCTATTGGTATTTGGATCTTCATAAACATCAAAAGGAGATATTCTTGACATAACAAGGTCTCCGTTTATTTTGTCTTTTTTAAAACTGATGTCAGTTTTTACCCAACCTTTTCCCGATATGATGCCATCTACAAACTGCATAGATTGTTCGATTTCACCATGACATATATCTACAGAATGTTTGGCTAAAGAGGTAAAGGCATCTGCAATAATCCTCATTCCACCTTTTCTCGGAAAGGCTTTTACATCAGCTCTATTCTGTCTTTCCATTCCAGATAAAAGATTGATGATGGGTAGAACGTGATTAATTGTGAGACAAGGTTTTTCCTCTTCTTCTAGTAAAGCCCTATCTTGTGCAGTCCACTGGTCATTACATACAAATTCATAGTTCTCAATAGCCTCTCTTCGCCAGATTCGATGTCCCTTTTTCGCTTCTTTCCAGAATTCGGCTAACTTAGCTTCCTGATTTGTCTTATTTTCTTTGTCCATTTTTCCTCCAAATAAAAAAAGCCCTGATAACTTTCGTTACCAGAGCTTCTAAAGAGTAGTCCCATATGGGCTTCTTTCGAGCAGTCTCTATTAATTATTTATTCTTTTTGTGATAATCTAACCCGCCCAAAGCTATCACCAGCATCTCAGCCAAATTTTACGTCTTTCGACAACTGAGGCTTCCACCTTTGGGGATATAGACCCTAAACTCTTACTGGCTTACATCCAGCTTACTGCACCGATGGAACAGGAGTTTGAATAGGACTTACCTATACCCCTTGAATAAAGGGTTTGCCTAGGACTTAAACAGCACCCTCGGACTGTCAGGGTTACTATACACTTGGTATAGCACCCGTTATCACCACCTTGCCTACATTCGTAGTTGGAGTGGTTCTTTTAAATACTTTTATAACTATCTTTAAGTATAATTATTTGTTCATAAAGAAAATCTATAGGCATACCACTCATATAACATTTTTTAATCAATTCTATTACTTGAGAAAAAATATTATCTGCAATATCATTTTTCAACTCTTCAATGAATATTGTTCTTTTATTTGCATTACGAAGAGCTAATCCTACACCTGTAATATTTTCTTTCATATCTTCCCCCTTATTTATATATTACTATTTCTATTTTCTTAAAGCCAGTTAGACCACCAAGACAAAAGTCCATTGTTATATTCCCAGTAAAGTCAGGACTTTCCTCGAATATATGCCTTAATTGATTATTTATTTTTTCTAAAGTTTTGTCAATTTTAGTCAACAATACGCCTCCTATATTATACAGAGAATAAATTTGGTCGTCAAGGTAACTCATGCAGTCATATAACTACGCCTTTTTGTTTTCCGTCCAAAAGTATGAATAGTTACGTGTTCCTCGGTTGCGAATTGCAAGCTCCAAAGCCCCATGATATACGCATCTCCATGGTCTGGGGATTTCCCTAAATTCTTTGGTAATTTCATTTCGGCTTTAGGTTGGATGATTAATTGGTCTCCGTTAAATTTATATTTATAAGCATTGAGTTCCCTCTCAAGGTCTTCATCCACAAAAGTTAATTCTATTTCACTATTTCCAAACATTTCCCCAGCAAGCCATGTAGCTTCTGCTCGCCTGTTGTAGAAGCATTCGGGAACACCCGATTTCTGTCTTTCAGCACCATTAAACTCTATGATATTACATTTCCAATTCCACTTTTGAGAATGCTGTCGCAGGATAGAAGCCACACCAGCACCACAACCTATAACATCAACCACAATCACAGAAGGTAAAAATGAAAAAGCCATTGTTTCAGCTTCTTCGGCAATATGAACTTCGTCTTGATGACCGAAAATCTTGGCTTTCATTATATCGGTATTCTTCATAGCATAGATGACAGTCTCATCATCACCGAAGCGTGCAGGGTCAATAGTTATGACTTTTCTTACAGGTTTGTGAAACTTCATCTCGTAAGCTCTTTTAATCCAAGAAAGTTGAATAACCAAGTCAGCCCCAGCCATAACATCCCAACATCCGTCTCTATAAGCCTTTAGTAAGACCGGTCTGTTTCTTAAAACATATTCCATTCTTGGTACATAATCTTCTGGTAAGTAATTATTATCCGATGGTAAAGCAGGTAAATAGACTCTCCCATTTTTATTCTTGTTATTAACAAACGCTTCTTTTAAATAGCAATCTCTCGGATTAGCGGAATAAACATATTTATAAGGGAGGGCTTCTCCGTTGATAGTCAATCTACAAGCAAGTTTAAGTTCAACTAATTTATCTTCTTCTATCTCTTCCGCTTGATCAAGACAAAAGAATGCTATTTCAAAAGAATTAAATTTCTGTACTACTTTCTTATTATCGAGTCCCCCGTAGTGGATTTTGAGGCGTTTATTTACAATGATTTCCTTATTTTTGGCATTTATAGTATAAACACTTTCAGGAATGAATCTTTTCCATGATTCTAAAGTGGTATCATCGAAGTCAACGCCCTGAAGCCTCCCAAGAAACCCGATAGGTATTGGGTTTCTTAAGGGTGGAATATTGAATCTTTTTATAATCATATCGCAGTAAAGCCAAGCATATCTGCATAAGAGTACGCTTTTGTCAACCTCCCCCCTTGGCTCCACCGTATAAAAGTTCTTTGGTATATGTCTGATTCAATAACCAAAGAGCAAGTAATTGTTTATCAGTCCATTCGATTCGATACTTCTGTTGTACAAAATCAAAGCTATTTGGATTCATAAGAGGGGATAATCACCACCTTTCCTTATTTTTTCTATAAATTCTCTTGATATCTTTCCAGCAATATCCTTATGTTCTTTCAACCATAAGTCAATTAAATATTTCTCCAAACAACAATGTTCAGATTGTGTTATAAGTAACAAATTTTCTATCCTATTATCGGTTTTAATACCATTGATATGGTGAACAACCTCTTTAGAATCTAATTCTCTACCTAAATACTTTTCCATCACTGCACGATGTTCCAGTATGGTTTTGTTAGCAGATTTCCAAAGCAACATATACCCATCAATAGTCTTTCTTCTTCCGCCTTTCCAACTGGGATTTTGATTTCCAGGAAATCTCCATATTAAGTTTATACTACTGTCTCTACGAGGAATATTGAATTTTATCATCCATCTCCATATAGTTTTAAGATGCACTCCACACAATTTAGCAATTTGGACTAAACCCAATTTTTCGTTCCAATATTTGTTATACAACCATTCCCTGTTTTGATAATTCATTTAACCATCAATCAGTTCTGGAAAATATTCCCGTTTAATATCTTTTAAACTTACCATTTCCCATTCTATTGCACCATTTATTTCTTCTAATTCTCCCCACATTTCTTCATACTTTTTGCCACGTTCTAAAAATTCGATAACTTTGCGGTAGAAATCTACTTCGGAATCCATTAGTCTAAAAAGTTGTCTATCTTTTATTAATCTTTTAAATACTTTAATTATTTCTTCTATATCCATTTTTTCAACATATTCTTTTGCTTCTTTTGTATCCATCATTTAACCACCTTTATTAATTTCTTTTCAGGAACTTCAGGAACTATTGATAATCTCAACTTTATATCGTATGTCTTTGCTTCTAAGTTCAGTGTTTTGTAATCATTATGACTTAACATTCCTAACATGAGTCCTTTTACATATTTGCGGAAAGTAACATTCCTGTCTTGATAGGTTTCTTCGGTTACGTCTAATTTGCTGTTACCTTCAAAGACTTTCCCCGTGCCTACTCCGTTCATATTTACCTCCTTTTATTTCGTTATAGTATCGAAAATTGGTATAAAACGATACCTTTTCGTTACTGTATCGTTACTATCACTTATTGCAGTTTTGAGTAATAGTGATTAACGTTATTACTGTTTACAGCACAATCCTGCAACTATTTCCTCGTAAATCTCTTTTGCTTTTTTTCTCAATAATTTTTTATCTAACATTTCTCTCATAGTTATCTTTGTATTATCCCTATATACTCCACAATCACAAGCAGGGCATACGACTGTCCCACCCACAGATGCACTCTCTACAGGAAGCCCACACCAAATACAAGGTGCATTTTCATCATATTCTACTTTTAAATCTTTACCGTCTAATGTTTTATAAATCGCTGTTTTCATAATATATTCCTCCGTATAATACTTTACCTGACACTTACCGATATTTGCTAAAATGTCTACTAAACATTTTATTACCTCTTGTCCTTATAATCATTGGTTATAAGTGTTTACATTTATATTTTTCTGTATACCTACTCCTCCGCACTTATTTGTAAGTGTAAAGGTTATTTACAAAGTAACTTCCACTGTTATTATTTACAGTAATTCGCTTTGAAGTGGAATAAGATGTTCACAAGACAATGAACATTAGTATAGAAGTGAACAATAACACGTCAAGTTTGTGTATTTGCCGTGTGTTTGTAAACTATGGTTAGCAAAATGTGTAATAATATGCCGAGTTAGGTTTGCAATATGTGATGGAAAGTTGCTACATTGGGAATGCAATATTATTCACTACATTAATAATTTGGCGAGTCGAGTAGGATTTGAACCCACACTTTTAGTTCTGGAGACTAATGTGCTACCATTGACACTATCGACTCAGGTGGATTGCTCAAACCCCACGGCAACCCCGTAGTAACCCGTTACCACGTATTATGGCTTTATTACTACTTCCCGTCTTCGGCGGGCAAAGGTCGACTTTCACCGACAAGAGGTAGTTGCTTGACTAGTATGACTACCACGATGCCCATATTTGGTGGAGGCGTCGGATATCGAACTCCGAGTGTTAAGCGTACACGAATTCACGGCTTTGCTTAATCGAACCTTACGCCCCCTAATCTTTTTTAGGGAAGTATTTTTGCTCATACCTATTTTTGATATAATTTACTACCTTTACCAAATCCCCTTCATTTACATAGAAATCCTTCCACATTGCCTTATACTTTTCGTTTTCTTTGCCTTCTTCGAGTGATTTAATAATCTCGTTTATTGGGTAAGTCACAAGGGTTCTCTCGCCACCCTCAAGATATCCTTTTACTTGATAAAGATAACTTATTAAATGTTCAATTATCATTCAATTTCCTCCTTAAATTAAAATATCAATCTACTACTATAGTCTTCCCCTTCGTTCTGACACATACTCGATGGACTTGTCTTTTTCTGTAACACTTTTTACACATTTCAATTACCTTATCCTCATATATGAAGTAACGAGGGGGAGGATCTATTGGTTTTCCACATTTAGAACATGTTTCGCAGATAAACATTATTTCCTCCTAAAAATCAAATATATCTAATGGTTCACGATTGAGAAGTTTCGTGAATCCCCTATAAGTACGAAGATATTCCAAGGCATCTTTAAAATTCTTTTCTTTAAAAGCCTTAACGATACACTTTTCAGTATTTTTTCTTGCTTCTTTTAAAATATCGTTTATAGGGTCAGGTAAAAGCATACCTTCTGTAGATATACCTGCTATATTCTTAATTTCTTTATCTATATCTATCTTCATTTTTTAATCTTCTCCGTATATTTTAAGATTTCTCTGATAAATTCAGAATTATTAATAATAAAGGCATAGAAACCATTAGACATTGGTGTAACCAAATCTAAATCCTTCATATCCTCAATGGCATACTCCCACATAATGCCATGAGTAGCTTCATGATGAATAACCTGGAGCATCATTTGGTAACTGGCATTTTTGTCTACTCTTATTAAATGATGACAAAGCCATATTCTTCCGCCCAATGCCTTACCATAGTCGTCCCTAATACCATCGACGTATTCTACATCGTAATAACTGCTTCCGATTTCAATTTTCTTTATTTGTGGGATTCTTATTACCTTCATTTACTTTCTCCAATTTCTCGATTCTCTTCTGAAATCCATCAAGTACATTCCAAAAAGCAACTTCAGAATCATTGATTTGTTCATCTAACATATCTACTTTTGGTCTTATCGTTCCATGACGGTCTTCTTTGAATAAAACTTTTGTTTGTCGAAAATCAGCATATAGCATACTAATATTGTTCCATAAATTATCTATATTTCTTTTTATATACTCGAATTCTCTTTTATGTCCAAACATTTAATTACCTCCTTTCTTAATCTATGAATTAACTCCTTATCTCAGTTATTACTACTATAAGACCTACTACGATAATCCAGAGAGCAATAAGAGCTATTCCTATCCCTATTGTCCATAGTAGACCGGTAAACACTACTCCCAGAAAGAAACTAACATCTAATACTGTTACAGCACTAAATCTGGTATAAAATACTACAAATGAAGCTATAAGCCACATCAATATAAATTTCATCTTGACCTCCTTTCTCAATTACATACACCAAAGTTAACTAATCTGGCATGTTTGGTGTAAGAGAGAGAGAAACCGTACTCTTTCTAAATCGTTCTATCAGACCTTCTATAAAATCAATTCTGGTGGGTATGGGAATGATTTTTACAGGGTTTTCTTAACTGCTTCTATTTTTTGTAAAATATTAAGACACTTCTCTATATCATCCAAAAAGTTTTTATTCGTTATGTTAGGGATTCTCTCAAATATTTCATCAGCAATAGTATTTAATGTTGTTACTCTATTTATTCTTTCTGTTAAATCCATAGTTTCCTCCTTTTTTTCCGTACATTTATTTAAACCAAATATAAATTGTTATAGCAAAGAAATAAAGATTCAATGAAAAGATTCTAAAATACAGTCCCTTTAGATATACTGTGGCTAATTTCTTTACAAATGCTTTGCTTAATTTTATTTCTATGGTCATGTTACCTCGATTTTTTCCGTACACTATACGTTGGATATGGTATTACCTTATTTTTTTTCCACAAAAAGGACAATATTTTAGTTTATAGATATTGTATTCTTCAAGGTATAAATCCCAAGCTCTAAAGATTATTCCATCACACATAGACGCTATTATGTCTTCTTCTTTATAGGCTATATTAAATTCTTGACAACAAATATCTTCTATCCCATCACTTTCATAATATTGATTATTACGTTCAAATATTTTCATTTTTCTCCTTCCGTACACCTATGTTTTGGGTATGGGGTATTATATATATATATTGTCTGCACTTGGCGAGAGACCCCCACCCCCCCTTGCTCGATATAATACTGGCTCACTATTTACTTTACATAATTATTCTTATAGGACGTTGTAAGCTAAAACATGAGTATAATTCACTCTTTCACGTAGTATCAACAATTACAGGCTTACTGGCTCGATGTACGACTGCCATTTTCCCCTTTGTTTTTCACTGTCTTACGTTTTGGCTTACTTTTCTCTACTTCTTGAGGATTGAAGGGTAATAGACTGATAGTTTCAGGCTGTAACAGTGTAGGATCCACTGTTTTAAGCATCTCTTTGCCCTCTTTGCTTGCGATGGTCAGTTGCTCTGCTTTGATCAACATGAGTATCTTGGCGTCCTGGTTAGCTACTGCTTCGGTTAAGTACTTGCGTTCACTAAATTCTTTATCGCATAAGGTTAATATGTGTGCTTCTGCTCTCCAATCCTTTTCTCGCTTGTCTGAGGCGTATTTCATGAGTAAATCTTGATGGAATGCTATAAATTTATTCCTGGCGTATGCGAAGGAGAGTGCGAATTCTTCATTTCCCTCTCTATTCTCATCGCTTCTCCCTCTCAACTCTCTCTCTATCGTATCAACTGAAACTCCTGCTTTCCCTGCAATACTCCGGATAAAAAAATACTCCTCCGCTAACTCAATAACCTTCTCTTTCATCTGATCTGTCATCTTTGTAGGTCTGCCAACCGCTTTAACTTCAACTGGTTTCAATACTGCTTCTGGTGTTAATATCTTCTCTGTTATTCCTTTATTACTATAAAAAATCTCTTTACCGACTATCAATCCTTTAGCGACCTTCATTTCTTCTTGTATTATTTCTTCTCTACTTTTATATACTGCCTTCTTCATTGCTTTTATTGCTTCATTCAAGATATCTTTATTATTCATATTCCTCTTGATTCTCCAGTAATTTCGTTATTTTAAATATATGTGCTTCTAACAATTATTGCGGATGTCAACTATATCACAATTATTTTTCGATATCAAGTTGTTAATGTTAATAGCAATTAAATTAAAATAATGCTTGACATTATAGTAGTTTCGTGGTAAAGTAGGACAGTAAAAGATATAAAGGAGGATCAATAAAATGTTACTTAGTTTTAAATGGACAGTATCAAAAGGTCGAGATACTTACGGTTACAATATCGTTACTTTAAGCGTGAACGGTGAGAAGGCTTCAAGGTGTGATGGTGGTAATTATGATATGAACGGTACTTGTTTAGCAATGTGGATGCAGGAACGTTTTAAAGAGGAATTACTAAAATTTAAATATGACGAAAAGGGCAATAGTGATTTTTACGGTCTGACATTTTACAATGGTAAACCTCATTTAAACGGTGCTTGTGGTTGGGAAAGTATGGAACATGTATTGAAAGAACTAGGCTATTACCTGGAAAATGTAAACTACAAGAACAGTTTACAAGAATATATTTTACATAAAGTTGAGTAGCTTTAAAAGAGGGGTATATTTATTATACCCTTCTATTAAGGTTACTTAGATTACTATAAAGAAGGAGGGTTTAAAATGTTTGAATTAGATGAAGATGAAGCAAAAGAATTATATGACCACTTAATTGAAAGACAAGAAGGATGTTTCTTTATCGGTGAAATAGCTTATATTTTTGGAAAATTAGAAAAATATTTGTTATCAAAAGGAATTATAGAAAAAGAAGACGCAAAAAATAGTTATGAATAAAATAAATGTTTCGCAGAGAAACAAAAGGAGGTTAAATATATTATGAATAAAGGAGAAAGGGCTTTAAAAAACGTTAGGGCGTATAAGGAGTACAAAGAACATTATCATTATATAATAACAAAAAGAAAGAAGGATACTGAAATGGAAAAAGTTAATAAATATGGTTGGGTGTGGAATTTAATCAATGGGTTATATTGGTGTAAAACTCCTATAGAGAGTGGGATATACTGCGGAATCACTCCCGAAGAATTAGACAATAAACTTTATTATATAAAAATAGGTGGCAAAATCAAATAAAATTATAATTGAAGTAAGCAGTCAGAACTCAGGAGATAGTTTTCTTGGTTTCTATCTCCTGGGTTATGGTTACTTAGAAATTACTATAAAGGAGGTGGGAAGCATGGACATAATCAATGAAATTGGAAATTTATTATGTGATAAAACAGTTGGGATTTTAGCAAAGGATAAACAATTACAAGGGAAGGACGAAAAATTCGGCTCAATGATTACATTAACATACTTACAAAAAAAGATTTATCCGTTATTAGAAGAACTAAAAACAAAGGTACAATCATAAGCGTACCCTTAAATTCGTTCGTCTGGTGCAATCCTGGAGTGATTAAATTTAAGTAAAGGAGGTTAAAACAATGAAGTATCGAATTTACTGGACGATGACTCAATACGGAACAAGTGAAATTGAAGCTGACAATAAGAAAGAAGCAGAAGAAATTGCAGAAAAAAACACTGAAGATTTTGGCGATCCGAATCAATTCATTCAAGAATTTAATACTGATGATTGTTGGAAAATTAATAAAATCGAAGAAATAAAATAAAGAGGTGATTTAATGGCAAATACAATATATATAGTGATTTTAGTATTCGTGATTGTATTATATTTAATAGGAAAGATGGGGGTGAAATAAATTATGATTATAAAGGCAGAAATGGATTCGGTATTGTTCGACGCTAATGAAGAATTGAAGAAAAGAGATATGCGAATTAAATACCTTGAAGAACAAAATAAAGAATTAAAACAATATTTGATTAAATCGGGCTGGTATGCCGATGGTTATGATGGAGTAACTGGTTGGAGAGATGAAGGATAAAATAAACGTTTCGCAGAGAAACGGAGGTGAATTCAATAATGAAAGAATCTAAAATGTTTCGTATAGATAAACTAATGAGAAAAGCACAAAAAAAATATGATAAAGAAATAGCTAAAAAAGAACTTGATAAGAAAGAATTTGAAAAAATGTGTCAAAAGGCGGGAATCAAAAAAGAAGCTTTATGCGATACAATTTTCACAAGACAATTTAAAGGAAAAAAAATACAAAAGGAGATGATAATTTGAAAGATAAAAACGTAAGAATATCCTGGGACAAGTGGGCATTACTGAGGGCAAAGACCGTAGAGCTTTCGCTTAAAACCGGTGAGAATATCACAATTAAAGGATATATAGATAAATTAATAATGAAAGATTTGAGTAAAGAGAAGAAGGAGGGGAGCTGATCCCCTCTTTCTTTATGTTCCGCCTAAACCTTCAAGTATTTCTTCTGTAAATTTTTGTTCTAATGGGGTTTTAGTATTCGTGGTTTTGGTATTCTCGTTTATCATTGCCATATTTGCCCCATATAACTGATTACCCTTTTTAAGGGCTTCCCTTGCCATCTCATTTGATTTGACCATACACTCTGCAATGGTCTCTAATGATTTGACTATGCTATCTTCTGTATCTCTATGTTTCTTTAATGCTTGTAAACGTCTAAAATTACTCTCATAAGTAGTACCGTAAATTAACATATCTTCTCTTTCAAGTGCTTTAATAAATCCTTCTCTATCCATTTTTCACCTCCTTATTATTTTCATTGCCTTTGCCCTATATGGACAGCCTTGCCAAAACTTCCTACAAGTCTTAAAATCAAAACAATCGAGACAGAATATCCTCTCTCTATAAAGAGTCTTATCTGCTTGATCGTAACGACCTTCGAGATCTTCTCTATAATCTTTAATGTATAATGTTCTTAGGTCTCCAACCAAATAAATTGCCATATTATTGTAATATTTAAAACCTAAAGGTAAACTCATATTTACTCCTTTAAAATGGTAACAGTTCTGGGATAGACCCAACTCTATTTCTGGCTATCTCACAATATTTTGGACTTATTTCTATGCCGATATACCTTCTATTTAATTCCTTACAGACTACTGCTGTAGTTCCCCAACCAATAAAAGGGTCTAGTATTAAATCTTCAGGATAGGTATAAAGTTTTAATAATCTGTAAGGTAATTCTTTTGGAAATGGAGCCGGATGTTTTCTATTTGTTTCTGGACAAAAATACCAACAATTAGAAGTATATTTTAAAAATTCTTCTGTGGTAATATCATTTTGCCCTTTATTGTCTGTTCGTTTATGTTTTTCTTTATCCATAATGATTATAAATTCCGATGCATTTCTTAAATAAGGACAGGTAGGCATTTTCCAACTTCCCCAACTAGTTGATTTTGAAGGAATTTCTCCTCTAGGCATTTTTATCCAAGTAATCCATTCCCTATCTAAAAACCCTATCTTTCTCATTAAAAGGACATAATCTAATGATAAATAAGCCATTTTGGAACTGGAACTTTGCAATATCGTACCCGGCAAATTTATTGCTATCCTTCCACCAATTTTTAATATCCTATATAATTCTCTTAAAATATTTTCTACAAAAATTAGATAATCTTGATAATTTTTTCTATCATTAGTTCCATAAGGCATTCCTACATTGTAAGGTGGAGAAGTAATAGTTAAATCAATGTAGTTATCTGGTATCCCCTTCATAACTTCAAGACAATCGCCACATATTATTTTGTTGATAAAGTCGTCGGGATACTTCATAACATCACCTTAATTTCCATTCCGCAATGAGGACATGTAATCATCTTATAATTTGGCTGATATTCATATCCCCCTTTTAACTGTCTTACATCTGACCTACTGAGGTTTCTTGCTTGTTCTAATACTTCTTCATAATTTTCATTAGTTGCCATTATACTTGTTAGATATAATTTCTCAATATCTATATCAAGTTTCGCAGGCGAAACGTTAAACTTATCTACCCATATTTCGTAAACTTTCATAAGCTTAAAAGCAAAGAAACGAGACATAGAGATTTCAGGCGTTCCAAGATATTCTTCCCATGTGTCATATCCTAAAGTCCTGTAATACTGATTATCATGACTAATAATTAATAAAGAAGCTAATCTTAATAAATCTCCTCCAATACGACTTTTAAGGTCTAATATATACCGGTGATTTTCAAATACTTCTTTGACTATGATTTCATTCACTCGTTATCTCCTTCTTAAATTCCTCAATTTTCTCTTCCATCTCTTTAACTGTCCACTTCTTTACTTGATTTGCTTTTACTATTAAATCCTCATACCACTCAATACCACGTTTCTTTTTTATCCATTCAATAAACCAAATAGGTGCTTTGTGAGCAGAGTAATTATTAAAGGTATGGTGTCCAGGGCATAGACAAGCCCCATTATTCAAATCCCACCTTACAGATAGATTACTTCTCCCGAATATATGATGAGCATTTAAGTAGTCTACTTTACTACAAGTCTTATACTCACAGACATTACCTGCCCGTTGCTTCACAATTTCAGCCCAAAGACTGTCAAGCTGGTCTCGGAGTTTCCGTCTTGTGGTCTTTGCCTTCTTACAGGCTTTTTTCCATTTAGGTTTCTTAAACATTATTCTTCCTTAACAAAGCATTTTTTAAATAACTCTTTTTGTCTATCATCTAATTCTTTCCAAAATTCAGTAACATCAAACCTTACCCCTGTTACCAGATTTATTATCTCCATAATGTCATCTACTGCTGGGAAGTATTTTTGCTCTAATTCATATATTGTATTTAACCAATTATCTTCTTCCATTCTACACATATCATATTTAAGACTGTGCCACATCTCCCTATATTTCTCACCTTGCTGGAGTAGGGAGATAACCTCTTTTATCCAATGGTTATATTTACTTTGATATTCTGGCATATCATCTTCTTCCCCGATACAAAAATATAGTGTATTTTCTAAAAACATAATCGCCTCTTTCGTATTCATAATTCACCTCCTTTAATTTTCTACCTCCCCACCACAATAAGGACAAGTAACTATTCCCAAAAATTCCTTATCTACTGCAAATTCTTCATCACATTCATTGCAGTATAAAATGTAAAATTTTATCAAATCTTCTTTTTCTGTTTTTCTCCAATATTTCATAATTCACCTCCTTAATAAACTAATAATCCCCACTATAAGACATATTAATCCTATGAATGGTATAATTAAATGTTTATTCATCTAATATTCCATCTTTAACTAATCCGTCCATTAATGGTTTGATATTGTCTCTTAAATATCTTGCATAAAATTTTACCCAACACCAACCATCTATTTCTTGTTCTCGTTTTAGTTCAATAAATTCATCCATCTCTTTATCTGTTAATAGTTCAAATTCTATGTTTTGCCACTTACTATTTTTTTTTACTCTTACATAAGTTCCTGTCATTATTACCACCCTCCCATATAAAAGTCATTATTATATTTTCTACACAAATTCGACCTGGGGTTTGCTCTCGTCCCTTCTGGTTGTTTAGTAAATTGCGTCTTTGAATTACGTTCCCGTATTCTCTGAAGTTCGCTACCTTTTTCTTTTCGCTTTCGACCACTACCTTGTCTACTTCCGCCCCATATGGATTTTTTACTTAATCCCATTTTCATAAGCTGGTCTTTTACAACTTGATAAGTTAGTTCGTATTTGCGACACAAATCTTTAATTGCTACATTACTTTTGAAGTCATTTATTAATTCCTCAGGTAAGTTATTTTTCATTGTTCCCCTCCTCTTTGGGGAAGTATTTTTGCTCTAACTTATTAATGTATTTTTCCCAATAAGTTCCTATTTGTCTTGGTCTATTATCTCTAAATTCCTCCCATATCTGCCGATACTTCTCACCTTGTTGAAGATATATAATAATGTTAACTGCTTCATCTGGACATAATGGTATATCATTTTCCGAACGTGCATATTCCCTTAAAAGGTTAATTAGATATTTAACTTCCACTGCTTTTCGCCTCCTTCTCAAAATAAAATATACCGTTGAATGGCTTAATCCCAACAATACCGTAATCTATAGCAACCTTTATAGTGTATTGACTTTGTAGTCTTTCATATAGAGTTTTCATTAATACCCTAAATCCCTCTAAATCTTGTTCTCT